TTGGATTCAAATAATGCATAGCTTTTATTGGTGGCAACTCAGTTTTTATCTTCAGATTCAAAGGCAGTTTTGATAGCTCAGCCTTTGTTCTTCTTGTTCTAGAGTTTTGTAACTTTCCACCCATCCAGACAGCTTCACTTAGTTTCATCTGATTGCGTACCTCAACCCTTTGAAAAAATCTTCACTAACAAGTTCACCAACCTTTACATCAATTTTAATCACTTCAGATAGTAGCATTGTTTTTCATCCGTTTGGTTTCAACTTATTCCGTTGCAATAAATAGGTTTTAATGATGAACTAATAACACTATACAGTTTTTATTTTCTTTGTTTTCCTTAACTGTTTAATAAAACGATCCACATCTATTAAATTGTCCACTTCACCAGATGTAATTTTTCCTAACAACATTTGAACGTGCATCCTTTTTATTTTCTTATTTTGTATCAAACTAGGATATTCCCAAAATAATCTATCAATTGCTTGGTTAATTAGTTGGGCTTCTATATCTTTATCCAAAGTATAGGTCATTTTATCCGCACCAATATTGCCAGCAGTAGGGCGATACATATTTCTGTTACCTAAAGCAGAAAAGCTGGCGCCGCCGCCTGCATAATTAGTATTTGGTGATCCGGCCCAGCCTTCTGACAAGCAATCTCTGAGTTTCATTTTATTCTCTCAATACACATCTTCAGCGGCCTGTAAAACATCAACTGCATTGTCCAACTGATGTATTGCGTCTTGTACATAGATTGCAGCACGTCGATCTGAAACATTTCTAGCTTGCTTCTTTACTAGGTTCATAAGTTTAAGCAATTCTCGGGCAGTTTTCCGATCCTTATCTTCATGTAAATTAGATAGTTTCATTACAACCCCAATATTTCGTCCAATATCTCATTAAGGCCAAGTATTCTGTTTTGAGCCATAATGATTTTGTAATCTTTGTTTTCTTTCAGATGCATATAAGCGTTACTAGTAGAAGGGTTAGAAACCATATCATACGTAACTAAATTAAAATCGTCTTCAACTACATCATGTCCTTCGTTCGTTCTTGATGTACTACCAAGACCTCTAGATGAGATACCCAACTTAATTTTTCTCTCTACGAGCTTTCCTAGGATTTGACCCTTTGGTGTATCTAGTACTTCTATTTCACCAATTAGATTATCACCTTCCCAACTAGTACCAGTCACTAGATGTGATACGTTCTCTAGTTGTACAATAGGAGAATCTGGATGGTCGAGTTCGCCAAGTGCTCTACGTTCACCAATCAATTCTTGAAACTTACCATCTTCTCTTTCCAATATTTGACGAGGGTAGATTCTGTTGTTAGCGTTTGGCTCACCAGCTTTCTGAATAACACCTCTCATACTGACAATACCATCACTACTACGTGACGGCTTTACATCATCATATTCAAATAATAGAAAGTTGTGTAGAAGGCCTGGGCTGTTATTAATTTCACTCATTTTTAATTACTCTCCACTTCTGATTTGTTTCTTCCCAGCTTGTCGGACACCCTTGTTAAACTGTTTTGCTGCTCCGGTGCCTTGTCTGGAATGTTTGGCGAAACCAACAGCGCCCTTGGCTTTCTTTGTAACGCCAGGGTACTTCTTAACACCTTCAACATCTGCTGTTTCTTCAGGTTGCTCGGGTGTGTCGCTAATGTCATTAATCTTATTTACTAGTGCCTGCATATCGTCAATCAACTTCTGCATGTGACTAAGCTCTGTTCTCGCTCTACGGAACGATAGTTTCTTAGCACCTTTAAGATCACCCATTCTCAAAGCATCAACAATAAAGGTCTTAGCATAACCCATACTAATTCCAACCTGCTTGTTAATACCATCAAACATGTTAATAATGTAACCGGTTCTGTCGTCACCATTCATCTCTTTAAGCAATACTTCAAAAACAGTATCTCTAATAATCTTATGAGATTGTTCATCTATATTGTATGGAGCAAATTGTTTTGTTGTTGTTTTATTCATGGCTTTCTTTCTCTTTTTGATTTCCTTATCTTGAGCTGGTGTTCTTGGGGAAGTTGAATCAAAAGTAGCTACTAATGGTTCCATATGGCCACCGACTGCTCCAACAACAGAATCTTCTGTTTTCTTCTTCATTAGTTATACTATACAATAATTAACTATATGTTTCCCGTATTAACGAGAGTCAGGGCGAGTGCTGAGGAAGTTCTTTTTTGCCAGCGGCGACGGCGACGCGATCCTTACTGTTTCCGATGTCCTGCGCGAGGGTATTGCTATCGAGGCCCATACTAGTAATCCTGGCCGCACCGCGCTCCTCGCCGCCAATCGTGGGATCGCTATTTTTCACATTTTTACTCCATATTGATAATAGTGACATATTATTTCTCCTATATATGTTTTAGTTTATCACACAACTCAAAACCCATCATAATTTCTATAAATGAGTCACTGTTGATTTCTTTGGTTTCTTTAATTTTATTAAGTCGATCGGTGACCATTAACAATTTCTCTCTAATATCATCATCTTCTAATTTAAGATAAGCGTCGGTCACTTCATCTAATATATTGTCTAGTTTATTAAACACCCAATTATTAAAGGTCGATGTGGGTGAAGAATAATATTTTATCATACATTCCTTTTGTTCACCCACTAAAGATGTTCCATAATTTTTATGAAACTCTTTCAGAGCAATAGCGAAAGCCAATTGTTCTGTATCCAACTGGCCTTGATCCTTGATATCAATATCGCCAGACGTTTCTCTAATCTTCTTCATTTCGTCGTTATCTACAAGATGATCCAAGATAATTCCATCACAGTGCATAACATCCTTAGATGAAATATACTGTTCTGTTTGTTCAGTCATAATCTTGAAACTAGCAAATAACTTGTAATTAGGAATCTTCACATTTAACATTTCCTTTAGTGAGAAGTTCTTTGCTATATCAATGTGAAGTTTAGATATTTCCGTATTGATCTTTTCAATCTTAAGAGAGTTGTACTCTTTGAGAAGATTGTTATAAAATTTAGATGCATAGAATACATTTCGAGACTCAGTATACAACAACTGAGAGTATACTCGATATGCCTTAGAAACTTCTGTACTTTCCATAAAATAATTCTTGACTATGGAAATAATTTTTGATGCAGCGTCCACGTCATTATCTGCCACTCTTAACATAGCATTGTGTATAAGAGTCTCAAATAATATTCCAACGTTCCTGCTTTTGTTATGTTTCATGTATTAAACCCCATTGATATATGCCTCTCACCTATAATAAATATGTTGTATATTTCTTAAATGTTTAATCTTTATGAACAAAGAAAGTTTTACCAGTCTCTGCAATGATATCGGCACTCTTATCTGTTTTCAATTTATCCATTATATTTCTTACATTTGAATCAAATTTCATAATTTCAGAAATCTTTTTATTGAATGGATCTCTACGATTAACCTTGCCTTTTTTTGCAGTAATAAGGTCCAAAGACGCTTTCAATTCTGGATCTGTAATAACATCGGTAGATGCCTCAAAATTATTTTCAAACGAATCAAACTTTGGATACCCTTCTAGTTCATCAGTACCAATAGGATCGTAAGGTGTCACCTTACTCATTGACGAATAGCCACTCTCTGCCTCTTCACTAGGAGGATCTTGTTCATCATCACCACCTTCTTCGGCTTCTTCTCCACCACCGAAACCACCGAAACCAGCGTCACCAGCCATCGGATCTTCACCCTCTTTGATTTTCTCAACAATACGTGTTTCTTCAGCTTCCTTCACCACATTTTCTTTAATATTTGCTATCTCGCTGTCAGACAACTTAAGAATATCTTTCTGAATATACAATCTAGATACAAGAGGTGAATCAGCCATTTGCGTTGCTGTGCTGAATCTCTTGTCTACCAAATCAAGATTCATCATCTCTGTTACTGTTGAAGGATTGGTTAACTGCAGTTTAAAGTTATAAATTGCCTCTTCATCATATCCCTTAAGATACAAATGAATCAAACCAATCTTGGCTAATTCTGATATGACGATCTTTTGGATTCTTTGGATTGTTCTAGCAAACTTAATATCCTCTTGTGCTAATGTTCCCTTGCCAGACAAATCTTCTTCCGCGGTAAGGTAACTCTTAGGTACACCTAACGAAATAAATAATTTGTTTTGTAGGTATTGGATATCTTCGATTGCAGCTGCGTTCTCACCACCGGGTAAAGTTTCGATTCTACTACCTCTATCCTGCCTTACAGGAACGAAGAAATCCTCTAAGATTGATTCTGGATTAAATCTAAGATCTTGGTTACCGGTGTTTTCATTAATGATTGGCGTTCGTCTAAGCTTGTCTCTGGTTTGTTGTAAGTAGGCATCAACATCCTTTGGAGGAATGTTACCAACATCAACATAGAATACACGGCGTTCAGGTGCTCTAGTGATACGATAGATCAACATGGCATCCTCGGCCATGAGCAATTGTTTATAAACCTTTCTGGACGAATCTAACGCGCTTCTGCCATAAGGAAGGAATCTATCATCACCCAAAATCCTCATATGGGATACTTGATAATTTTCAAACGATGTATTTCCTTGAGCTAACCACTTAAACCTGAGACTATTGGGGTCGTTGTTCCAACCTTCTTCTCTATTTACCTCATATACCGGCAAAGCAATGGCACCCAACACACCTTCACCTTCGACCAAGTCTAGAAGATTGAAGTGATCTCCATACTTACACATATTACGAATCCAAGTCCACAGATGGAACTCAATATCTAATCTCTCGTAATATAATTCCTCTAGTTCGTTCTGCAACTTCTCATCATCAGATACGATTTGCAAAATACTACCTTCCGTACCATACACCATTGAATCATCAGCATAGATATCTAGTGCTCTAGAAATCTCTGGGTAATGGTCCATTTCCTCATAGTCTTTATAACGTTCCAATCTCTCAACACTACCCTGCAAGGTCTGTTGATAAATTGATTGAGCGGCACGTTGGAACGAATCGAACACTTGTCGTTGTGTTCTCATACTCGGCCGTTCTGTTGGAACAGCATATTGTGCCGAACCACCTGTGAGTATCTTTCTTAGTATATCAAACTTGCTAGCCATATATGTTTCCTTTTTTTAACCTAAACTTTTTAAAGATAATGCAATAATGACCGGAATAGAGCCAGCTGCAATGCCCCATAGTCCCGATTTAACTTTTAACATTGCAATCTCTATTTTTAAACCACCGATATCGGTTCTTAGTAACTCAATCCTATCAGTATTTCGTTTCAACTCAGACAGCACCAACCGTTGATCTCTTTCCCAAGAACCCATTTCATCTCGCGGCATTACTCTTCTCCAAAAATAACAACATTACCTTAAAGCATCCATCGCAAATCTTCTTTTTGGCCATTTGGTAAATCCATAATAAATGTTGATTCAACTTTCTTTTCATCACTCATAATACCATATTCGTATGGTGTCGTAGCGAAATCCATACCACTTAACAATTGTTTTGTTACGGCTTCATCAGTATCCCCAAACCTCAAGGTATTAAACCTCACATACATCCCCAACGCCAATGACATAATAAGATCATCATTATAACTACTTAATGCTTGTGGTTTACCGTTATGAAAAATAAATGTCTCTATCTCTTTAAATAACCTGTTAGAATGTAAAATGATCTCATGTTGCCTAATATCTTCTTCTAGTCTAGCAATGGCCGCTGGTCTAGTCTTTGAAGATGTTGTAAATCCTGGCACGGCATTCTTGGGTGGGTTGTATGGATCATAGTATAATTGTGAAGAGGCGTTGCTCTCATGGACCTTTGCTAAGTCTTTTACTGTCCAATACACATTCTTGTAATCTAACTCAATAATTTTCATTACTACGTGATGACCCATTGAAGCATTTTCAACAACAACGAAAGCATTGTTGTATTGTACTGCTGTATTAAGTATTAGGTGGGCATACACGTCAGTAGTTATCTTACCTTTGTATTCAGCGACTTGTTCATATCTCTCAATGTCAATAACGTGGAAGGCCGAATAATCACCTCCGTCACCGCGTGCAACATCACAAGAAATAATATACTGTCTGTTATAGTCAGGATATTTCCATATCCATAGATTCTTATCTGTCCAAGTCTTTTCTTCGGGTTCTCTTAGATAAGGAAACTTACCATCGTCTGAAATCTCGTCTTTTGTTGGATGTTCAGCATAATATTCTAATGCTTTCAATGGAACGACATTATTACCTGATTGCACGAAATCGCAATCATGTTCCTGAGCGAAAGCGCTATCACCAATTTTTCTTCGTTCAATTCTTGCCCAATCATCATCTCTGTCTGGGTGTTGGGACCAATGTATTCTTATAGGGTTAAATCCAATGATTTTACCCCCTACTTCATCAGTGATACCAGCTTCAGCTTCATTGTATGTTTTGTGAAACCAATTTCCCATACCATTTGGGGAAGACAACGCTATGCAATCACCACCGGTTGCAAGAGTCGGTTGAGCGGCAACCCAAATACCGTCCATTTTCTGAATGAAGGCGGCCTCGTCAAGAATAAGCAAACTTAGTGACTCTGAACGTGCTGCATCTGGAGTTGAGGGAGATGCTTTGATTTTTGACCCATTAGCAAGTTCAATACTCTGTTTATTGTCGGTAGTCATTTCTGCTTGCATCCAGTCAGGTATACCTACAAGGAATACTCTAACTTTGTCAACCATATTTTGAGCAGTATCTCTTTTTGTAGCAAGGATATAAATCTCCTTGTTCTTATAGAAGTTTGCCATCCATGCAGCGTAGCCAGCAACAAGAGTAGACAAACCTAACTGTCTTGCCTTCAGCACAATGTTATATGAGTGATTTAGAAATGCATCTACAGTATCATCCTGAAAATCCCACAGATCAAAACCAATGATTCCTCTTTGTGGGTGACGGATGTGTCCATAGTTTCTCATAAACCATGTTGGGTCTTTGCGACACTGTATATATGCTTCGGTTTGTTTTTTATCCATAATGTTAGTATCTAGGCTCGAACTCTCTCTTTTGACTTCTTACGGAGATAATGTTTTCTAGTAAGAAACTTTTCATTCTTCTGTTACTTTCCTTACCCTTTACATAAGAACCGGTCGTATCATATGCATACAAATACCAAAAGCCTGAAACCTCTTTGACATCGTAAGGTTCAACCGTCCTTGTTATTTGTACACCATCTCTTTCTCTTTTATAAGTAAGAGACATAAGGTAGTGATTTGAATAACACTCTATAATAATATCGTGAGCTCTGGCATTGTTAATCGCCATTGGTCACATCTTTAATTTTTATAATTTTGTAATCCGGTTGCAATCCATTTTCTAATTCTGAGCGTTTCTTATATGTCTGTAACATCATTAAGATATGTAATTGAATAACTGTTTCATCGCCAGCATGACCTATCTCAGCAATAGGTAGTTCTTTAATTCCAAGAATCTTAACCCCGGTTGTAACCAGTTCATACTTGAGTTGATTTATTTTTTCATCTTTATTTTTGTCAGTAGAGAATGGAATAGAAATTATTATCTTGTATTTATAAATATCGTCTTCCGGGCCATCATCATCATCATCATCATGGCCTTCGGCAATTAACTTATAGGTTGACATAAGAAGAAGAACATCTTTGTCAGTCATCATATTCTTTATACTGTTTTGTATTTTAGAAACATGAGGCATATCAAAACCCATTGACAAAATCTGTGGTATAATAATAGAGATAAGTTGTTCGGCTTCTTTTTGATTACCTGAAGCGTTTGCATCTTTGATTTGGAAGAGCATTTTTTCAATACTCTTGATTTGATCATTGTAAGTCACATCATCTTCGTTAAAAAGAGATATGATCTCTTCTTTGATGATTTGTCTTAGCTCTTGCTCTATTGTCATATATTTTCTCTTATACCTTATGTATACTTGTGTTATTTAATAAAAATATCAATGCTTTGAAAATCTTTTGATTATTATATTAGTTATCTATTTTTATTTACATATACAACAACCATTATCTAAATTTATCCTTTATACTTTTCATAGCATTACCCAATTTCATTTTCTTCTCAGGTTTCTTTGATGTGTCTTTAAAATCATCTTGTGTTTGTGATTGTTCCGATGTTGGTTTATTCTTCACACCGTAATCAACACCCTTAACTAATCGCCTGAATTTCTTTTGAGTGTTTGGCTTACCACCATCAGATTTTGGCTTAATACGATTACCACTTCCATCAAATTTTGGTTTACGATCTGGATTGATGTCTGGGTCATCATCTGGCACATAATCACCAGCAGCACGACGTTCATCGTCACTAACTTTGCCTATGTTAGGTTCACTACGTTTAACTGGTGGGGCCTCTGGTTCTAGAGTTTTTATGGGATCAGCTTCTGGATTAGCGGGGATATTCATTCTATTGCTTGGTATATTTGGTGCACTAGATTTAGTAGGCTTAAAGTCACGGTGGATGGGCATAGATGGTTTGCTCTTTGATGGAGGATCTGATTTTGGTTTGTTTGGAGTTAATCGACCATCTACAGTTTTTGCTACAACCTTACCACTCTTATCAGCCCATCTTCCAAAACCAACACTCTGTAGACCCAACTTCTTTGCGGCGTCAGCTGCATCTGTTTCAGTGAACATGTTGATTATTTTCATTTTAAATTGTATCCTTTCTTACGACTTTTTTCTTTACGGCCTTTGTTCTTAGAAGAAGGTTCTTGAACTAGCTTACCACCTTTTGCATGATGCAAGTCTTTACCATCTGAATTTCCGTACGTACCTCTGTCTCTATTCGCCTTGTTCAACTTCGCACGATACTTCTTACGTGCCGGAGAGCTGTTGTAGGCCTTCTCTTTACTATAATCCCTACCATTAGACTTATTCCACTTGTGTGCCTCTACAAGCGGTTTGATGAGGGGTGTGGTAATGTTAACAAGTGTAGTCAAACGTTGTGGCGTAAGTTTATCATCACCTATTGTTTTAGCCATCGCCATAACAACTTTCCTTACTACCCTTCTTATGTCTTTTTTCTCTTGCAGGGTCATCTTTTCTTCTATCTGTACTAAGTAAAATTTCTATACTTCTTATCGTTTGACAGTTGAACCGGATGGCACAGTAAAGGAGAGGTGAGAGTCAAACTCATCGCGAGCTTGTTCTAATCTCTCAGCCAGAACCATGATTTTCCAAAGTAAGCTTTCATTATCTGGCATCTTTTTGGCACGGGCATCGGCATACTTCAAACTTTGATTAATCAT